ATTCTCCTTCTGCTGGTTTAGTTTGTTCATCAATCAGAGCTTCCAGCTCATCCACTCGTTCTTGAAGTCTTTGATTCTCTGCCTTTTGCTCTTTCAACTGAATGCTCAAGAGATTACTTGTAATCATCGAATTTATTGAAGCTGTTGACATTTCACTAATTGTCATTTGTAAAGCTTGGTTAAGCTGTTCTGCGTTCATTTTCTAAGTTCTCCAATCTTTGTGTAAGTTTTTTATTTTCAAGAGCAAGTTCCTGAATTGCCTTGAGAGCTATATTAGTCAATCTGAGATTGTCTAGGTTCAGCGTGTCGCCGTTTTCGTAAACAAGTGTAGGATCCACTGCTTGGACCTCCTGAGCGATTAATCCAATCTTCGTGTGTGCTTGTTGTGGTCTATCCTCTTGCTTCTTCCAGTCGTATTCCTTGAACTGGAATTGATGGATATAATCAAGAGCCTTATGCTTGCAATCAACGATATTGTCTTTCAGACGTCTATCTGAGAAATGCTTATTAATAACTGACCACAGGCTATATGCTGTGCTGTTATAACTATAATAAATGTCATTACTTGAACCACCAAAACTCAAATATACATTGTCGGAGTTCCATAACCCAATAGTACCGGTTGTTCCACCGTCAATCCTTCCATTCCCTGTCTTGAGCCAGCCGATTCCTTTTGCTTTAATGTATCCCCTCACTGTCAGTAGGAATTCATCACTATCACTTGCGTAACCGCCAGTAGTAAAATCGGAGTCCTTGTAAATGAAAAGGCCATAAGGAACATCTTCGCCACGACCATAAGAACCAATGAACTGCACTCCTAACCCATCTTTAGTATTATGGCTTCGTGGTACATTAATCTGTAAACCGCCATTTGTAGTATCGAATGAGCCATAAGAACCTAGTTGGATTTTAGTGTGTCCTGTTAAGGTTCCACCATAGATGTTTGAACCTGTAATGGTCCCACCGTAAATCCTATCACCACTCAAAACACCTGACTGAACCTGACTTGCATCTATCGTGATACTTTTAACTCTGTTAATGAAGGCTTGCTTGGCAAATAGCTGACTTAAGTAGGCTTCATTTGCCACCAGTTTGTTAAAGAAAGCCTGGTCAACTCTCAACTTGTCAGCGGTTACTGCTTCAGCATCTAAAATCGTAGTCGTGACTGATCCTGCTTCAAAATTAGCGGTTTTAAGCTTGTCTATCATAGCAGATTTAATGACTGCATTATCAATCAAGGTTTCTCCAGTGATATGAGTAGCTTTACCAGAGATACGATTTTGACCATTTGAACCAAGATTGATTCCAGAAATGATATCCCCAGCTGAATTGATGTTCTGAACGGCCCAGGAGCCAGCGAGCTGAGTCATTTTTGTTTGAGTCGCTTCAAGAGTCTTGTCTGTCTCTAGAGTCGCATCTTCGGGAGCCGGTTGCCAGCGACGGTCAGTCGTGCCTTCATAGAAATCAAGCTCTGTCATGAACAGACCGCCCCATTTATTAGGATTGTTGCGGTCGTATTCAAATTGCAGATAACATTCATCGAATTCACCGACATTAAATGTAATGGATTTTTTGACCGCTTTCATGTTGTCAAAAACTGGACCATCAACCCATTGAGGCTGACCATTGAATATCAGCAACCTCTGTTGAAAGTCTGAGACATAACCTTTTACGCGTTTACTAATATAAACCCTAAAATATTTTGAGTTATTATCGAACCCTAAAATATTTAGAGTATAATCAGTATTTCGCTTAACAATGAACCGTGGACTTTTAACGACAGCTCCAGGTCGCAATTCAAACATGCGTTTTTGACCATTGAAGTAGTAACTATGAGCCGTAAAACTCAAACGACCATTCGCTTCTGTCCAATATTTCAGACCGTCGTCCGCTCTCGAATTTCGGAGCATATTCGGACCGCCTACCGTCGAATACTTGGCCACCTCGACTTGAAAAAGTTGATTAGTCAGAGCCATGCGAGCAACCTTATTCGAAATGTCATTCTCGTTGCTACCGATAATCCTCTCATAGAGTTTGCTTGTTTCTTGTACACGCTGAAAATCTACAAGATTAGCTTTGCCATCAAGTTGAGAAGATAAGCTTGTGAATCGGCCATCTACTGATTGCTTGTATTCAGCGATTTGAGTAGCAACTTGGCCATTTGTCGATGTCTTCACTTCCTCGATTCGTCGTTCAATCCCACGAATTCCTTCTTGGTAAGTATTCTTGCCGACATATCCATCAACGACCTCGTTTTTTAATTTGGTTATATCAGCGGTTGCTTGCTCACTGATTCGCTTAGCCTCTTGAGCTAGCAAATTACCTGCGCCAGCGTTTCGCAAGGCTTCTTCAGCCCTGCGTTTGGCTTCTTGTAGAGGGCCATTGTTAAAACTATTGAAGCGTTGGTCAATAGTGTCAGAGAGTTCTCTTTTAACTTCTTCAGCTTTAGCCCTAGCAAGTTCGATACCGTCCAAAATTTCCTGTCTAAGCAATCCAGCCTTATGATCAAAGTCTAAGTCAGCATTTTGAAGAGCCTTTTCAAGGGCGATTTCTTGTGCGGTTCCTGTTACACCAAGGATTGCATCAGCTGCGCTAGATAAACCACCAGAAGCTCTAGAACCACCAGTTCCTGCCTTATCATCGAAAGTCAGAGAGATGTACTCTTCTTTCAAGGCATCAAATTCATAAGCAATAGCTTTCTTGAATGCATCGACATTGTGTTTCCAGCTCTTGAGGTTGACCGTATCCCCCATGTGAACAACTTGCCCATCAAGTTCATAGGCTTCAATCTTGATAGCATCAGAGACCTTATCAATGCCCTCATTTGAAAACTTCGCCTGTGCCCACTTCTGCAACTCTTCAACAGTTTTAGCATTGTTGTTCTCATACTCTTTTTCATTGATATAAGGGTATGAGTTGATAAGAGGACTATCAACAGTCACTCTGATAGTCGTTTCTGTTTTAGCACCTTCAGGTTTAAAAGTCGACTTTGCATGAATTCTTGTGACAACATTCTGACTGTTCCTTGTGCGTTGGTAATCCTTCAGATTCTTGTGTGTCGTGATAACAACACCACGATTCTCACCACGGCTTTTCTTGACAGTCATCGCAAAGTTATCACGAACCAGATCACCTTCCCATGTACCAACTATACTGTGCTTACCGTCCAGCAATACAGAGTACAGAGTTTCTGTTTCAGTCGTGTTGAAGGTCCTACGATCCTGGATATCGCTATTGAAAGAAAAATCCCCCAAAGCAGTTTTGGTGTTTTGAACCATGCGAGAAAGAGCCATACTACAGCTCTGATTAGTCACGCTCACTGGTGTGATAGAACGTTGCATCACATCGTCTGAAATGTGATAGGCTGTAATTTCCAGATGATCATTGTGTTCAACAGGTTTCTTGATGCGAAATAGCTGCGCACCAAAAACAGGAGTCGGAGCCTTTATCAGCATATCTTCTTTGATGAGCTGATAAAAACCTGAGTCAGAAATAGGATATTTCACAGTTAAGGTGAAATCGCCATTCATGGTCTCTTTGACAATCGCCGAAGTCGCTTCATGAAGTGGCTCCCCGTTCCATCGAACAGTCCTCACATCTTTATCAAGTAAATAAAGCAATTATGCCCACCCCCAAACTGTCTCGATTTCAAGTGATTGAATACCTGTACCTAGAACAACCCCAATATTCTTCACTTTCGATGGATCGACTGTGATAAAATCCCCTGACCATTTCACTGGCTTCCCTGTTGTTGTTTTAAAACTAGGATTGTCAGGATTATTGACCATCACAAGCGATTCAGTAAGCCGTTCAAGACGAATGACCTGACCGGCGATTGTAAACGAAGTCTCAGCAGCGCTCTGGCCAACGATTGTGATTTTAGGAAAGGCAAGAGCAGAACCTTGAACGGTCAAGGTCCCACTTCTTGTCAATCTCTGTGTATCAGTGACTTTAAAGTATTTGGTAGGATGGCAAGTGAAGGTTGCTTTAGTCATATAAAGACCAGGTTGCACTTCTTCAAGGTCGGTCACATTGACCTTATAGCACCAGAGTCGAGTTGTTTTGACTCGCTCACTCTCTAGCCAGAACTTCTCATGGATAAACAAACTCATAAATTGGTTCATCTGTTCTTCAGTAGGTTTGACCAAGTAAATCGTATAGGATTTCTTGACCAGTTCCCTATGCTTGTTCGTCCGAACAATTGCTCCACTGATGCCACCATGCTCCAAGAGAGCTGTCTTGCTCTCTCCCAGAGCAATTGAGGGAGAATCATGGACAATGACCTTAAAAGGAAAAGACGATGTTCTCACACCGTCAATCACAAGCTCATTATGCTTTACCATGCAATCCCTCCTCTCAATTGTGTCTTACGTTGCAATTCGTCAGCAATCCTCTGCGCTACCTCATCAGCAATACGAATGATGTCAGCTTCTTCTCTGACAGTGTTACCAGTAATAGTAATGTTGATGGTCGGTGAAGTTCCCCCCATCGTCTGAGCGATGCCTCGACCGATAGCGCCAAGCGTTTGATCATTAAGTGGCAATACTGCTTCGTTACCAGCTTCACCACCAACCATCAGGCTATTGCCATTCATTCCAAAAATGGTCGGTTTCGTCATGATACCGCCCTTAGCGTACCATTCGATGCTGATACTTGGAACACCCTGGCTCAACCAGTCGAGTGGATTGGCTGAACCACTAACAGAGAAGTGAGGTAGTGGGATATGTGGCCAGCTAATGCTGAAGTTAAACAATCCTTTGATGGCATTGATAGCCGTGCTGACAAGGTCCTTCGCCCCATTGATAGCACTGCCGATGGAATTTTTAATCCCATTCCAAACGCTTGATACTGTACTAGAAATGCCATTTAGTACGCTTGATACTGTTCCTGAAATACCATTCCACACACTTGATACTGTGCTTGAAATGGCATTCAAAGTATTTGATATAAATGACTGTATCGCTGAAAAGATGGTTTGAGCCACACTTTGGATTCCTTGCCACACCGTAGAGAATACTCCCTTGATGGTTTCCCAAGCACCTGACCAATCACCAGTTATGATCTGCATAACCGCTTGTATAATCCCAAGCACAACGTTTATTGCGGTCTCGACAACGGTCTTAATGATTTCCCAAGCTGTCGTGATGACAAGTTGAATATTATCCCAAGTTGCTTGAATGAGTGGCCCTAGATAGGTCATGACTGTATCTATAACTGCTGAAATGGCATTCCAGACAGTCTCAGCACTTGTCCTGATAAGTTCCTGGTTCTCTGTCCACCAAGTAACAACTGTCCCAAAGATACTCATGACAAAATCAGAAATCTCTGATACGACTGCATTGATGACCTCGAGGATTGCATTCCATACTGTTGTTACGGCTTCTCTGAAGCCTTCATTCGTCTCCCAGAGATATTTTAAAACGATTATTACTCCTGCAACCGCAGCAGCAATTGCTAAAGCTGTTCCAATAATTGGGAGAGCAGCTGTAATCATTGCACCAATCGAAATTTCTAAAGCAGTTGCAGCCGCTTGCAGTGTTAAAAATATGGGGACAATTATACCTACAATAGCCACGACAGTACCCATAACCACTACAAACTCTTTAATTGGTCCAGGTAAACTGCTAAACCACTCCGCAAGACCTTTGACGATATTTCCTAACATTTCGAAAACAGGAGCTAAAACTTCCGCAATCGCAGCGCCTAGTTCAGACATGGCCAAAGTAGCTGAATTCTGAGCTGTCTTAAATTTGTCAATAGGATCAAGCGTAGATTCGTATGTTGAAGATACTAGTCCTGCTGATACTTGGGACGTATAGCCTAATTCTTCAAAACTTAGTGCTCCACGTTTGATTGCGTCAACCATTTGAGGAGCTTTTTTTGCTCCAAAAATTTCCATCGCAGTGCTAAGAGCTTCTGTCTCGCTCTTACTATTTTTGATAGAATCAATGGTTTCTTTCAACCCCTCTGTCATAGATTTGCCTTTTTTGGCATAAGCTCCAGCAGCCTTTGTCAAGCCTGATAATGCGGCAGATGAATCAACACCATGTTGTTCCAATTGGCCAATAAGAGTTACTGCTTCTTCAAAACTTAGCCCTAGCAACTTAATTTGAGGTGCCCCGTCAGTTGCTTTTTTCATCAGGTCATCTACCGAAACACCTGTAGCTTGAGCCACGAAGGTAGTAGAATCTAAAACAGCAGATAAATTTTCGACAGACAATCCATAAGCTTCCAATGCTTGTTTTGATTGTATGGTCGCATTAGTTACATCGGAACCATTTATTTCTGAAAATTTGATAACGTCCTCTGAAGCATTTTTCAATGCTTCTCCGGTCAATTGAAATTGTGTGTTAACTTCTCCCACAGCATTTCCTACAGTTGAGAAGTCCGTTGGTAACTCTGTCGCAATATCATTTGCGATTTTTTGCATGCCTTCAAGTGCTTCACCACCAGCACCAGTTTTAGTGACAATGGTGTCCATACCTTCATCTACTTGACGAAAGGCTTCAAGGGCACTCTTTCCGAAATCAACTAACTTTTTACTGATGTCGGATAGTTTTTCAGAAAATTGATTGAGCAATTCAGCTTTTAAGAGATTGTTTGTCTCGCTTAAGGTTCCGCTCGCTTGTTTACCAGCGTTCCCAAGGTTACTCATCTCTTGAGAGAGATTTGAGTAAGCTGTTTTAGCTTGATTCAACTGCGTTTCCATCTTATTGGCTTCAGCTGAATTCTCACCATACTCTTGCTTAGTAAGAGCTAGTTGTTTTTCTAGATTTTCAATCTGCCGAGCAACGATATCGGATTGCGCTCCAATCTTTTTCTCAGCAAGTGCCAACTTGTCAGCTTCACTAGCGTTAGCACCTAGCTGACTTTCTTGCAATTTGAATGAGCTAACTACTTTTTCGTTCTCACTAGCCAGTTGCTTCTGCTCGTTTTGCAATTCTTTTAATTGGTTCTTGTTGTTCTGAGTAGCATTACCATTTTCAGAAAGCGCCTGGTTCACACTTGCAAGCTTACCCTCATATCCTTTTAAGACGTTTTGAGTAACTTCGACTTCACGTTGAAAAGCTCGGTACTGATCAGCGCCGATATCACCATTTTTGAACTGCTGTTCTACCTGAGACTGAGCTTGTCTCAAAGTTTCTAGTTTCTCTTTTGTCGTCGAAACTTGCTTTTGCAAGACTTCTTGCTTCTGAGTCAGGAGCGTTACGTTACCTGTATCAAACTTCAAGGCCTTATCAATCTGTTTCAATTCCTGACTTGCATCAGTAGCAGCCTTATTGACATTTTTCAGCGCCTTCTGTAAGGGTTGCGTGTCGCCATCAATTTCAATTTTGATACCTTTGATATTTCCTGCCATATTTCCTCCTTTCTCAAAAAAATAGAAAAGCGCTGAGATAGCTTCTACCACTGATAATGCAGTCAGACCAAGGAACTTGGTCTCAGAATTGCTCTCTCAGCACTCATTTTTTCTTTAAAAACTGTCAAAATCAGCTTGCGTGGCTTTCCGTTCGCCACCCTTATCCTCACTCCGTAAATTAACATAATCCGTCTGATAATCCAGAGCCATTCCGATTGAGATGTGCTTTAGATCATCGATAGACAGACCAGTTTCTTTACAGCATGACAGATAAGACTCTACTGTGAAGATTTCTTCGCTAGCTGATTCTGATTCATCTGGTGCTTTTTTGTCGTCATGCTCGCATTCAGCATTTCCATCAACACAGGACCAACTTCCTGAATAGGAAAGACTTCCATTTCCATGAAGAATTGTTCATAAGGCTTGATGTGAGGATTTGCAGATTTAGCAAAGGTCCAAAAAAGACGGTTGAAAAAGGTCATATCAAACTCTTCTAGCATTGAAATGTCAATGTCGGTCGCTGTCAATTTTTTTTCAGCTTCTAGCTTGTTCAATTCATTCATGAATGATTGATTTTTCAACATCGAGAACAAATCTTGAAAATAATCTTTCCCAAATTGTTGCTTGTAGGCGATAGGAGTATAGCCATTAGTGCCTAACTCATACTCCTGATCACCAACCAAAACGATTTTACGCATAGATCTTCTCCTTAAGCTGCAACGGCAGTAGGTTCATACACTTTCTTGAACCAGTTGTCATACGCATCCTTGTCATCAGCTGATGTGATTGAACGTTTAACAACTGTATCCAATGGACGCGGGCTAGCTTTGAAACTAAGTTCACGTTCGTTGGTTGATGTCCCATTCTTAGTTTTTGAGCCAAGAGATGGGCGACTGGCAAAACAGTAGTACATCACATAGCGAGTCTTATTTTTGTCGCCTTCAAACTGGAACATCATTGCGAACTCTGTCAAGCTCGCATCTGCTTTTTCAGTCATGACACCCGTCTGAGGATCCTTGATTTCACCGAGAATTTTTGTTGCAAATTCATCGATGATGTGCGGAATTTTAAGTTTACCTTCATAGCCTTCATTTGAATTCATGAAATGGTAATCCTTGTTGTCTGCTTTGATAGGGGTTGTTTCCCCTTTGGTATCAAGTGTCAGCTCCATCGCCCCGGGAAAACGAAAAACATCGCCGTAAGTGATAACTCCATCTGCTGCAAGTGTTTTGACAGGTGCGATATGTACGTTTTCTAGGCCAAAGGTTACTTTATTTTCTTGAGTCATGTCATTCCTCCTTAGTATAGATAGACCGTATAAGACTTGACATAGAGTCTTTCAGTCTCGATAAATGTTTCTTCTTGAACTTCAAAAAAGAGCTCGTGGGTTGCCCACAGCTCTTCCAGACGTTCTTCCAAATCTTCATCCTTCCGCTCAAAAGCTAGCTCTACTGTCGCGCTCTTAATCTGATGATTAACCGTGTTGTCAGCTGCATTGATGGCTGGACTCGATTCATAATAGACCAGGTAAGGTAGGTCAGGAGCGTTCCCAGTTTTAAACGCTCGATAGGTGACAGGCAAGTTTACCTGTTCTAAAATAGCAGCAAAGTCTGATAGCTTCATTTCCCAATCTCCTTGATACGCTTCTCAAAGTTCTGAATTGCTTTTTCTTCAGCAGGCTTGATGTGGACGATACCAGCGACACGACCACCATTTCTTGAAAGGTGCCCGTTCTCAAGTATGTGAGTAAGACTTGCAACTGCGTTGAACACAACAAAAGAGCCACTAGCCAACTTCTTCTTTTTCCAACTCCTGCGATACTTTCCGTACCGTTTCGGACTTGTCTCTTTCAACTCATCCACAGTCTCATCAGCCACTTGCTCGGCAATCTTATCCACTTCTTCAGTAACCTCATCAGAGTAAGCTGCAAGCTCTTTCGCTATCAAATCAGCAAGGTCATTGCTCATTTCAAGACCTCTGACAAAGTCAACTCTAAAATTTCAGAATCGATAGGATAGGTTTTTAAGATGCGATATTGCTTGCCTTCAAACTTCGCAAACTCTTGATTCTCATACTCAAAATTTCGAATCTCAACGATCAAGCTCGGCTTTAAACCTGCTTGATTCGCTTGATAAAATTCAGAGCGAGTAACCCTCTTTTTGCGACATAAGAGAATAACTTCGACATCTTCAGAGATTGGTTGTAGTAACTTATCCTTACCTGTTACTTTTTTAGAGATCAGCGTGATTTCATGATTCCACATTCTTGACTTCTTTCTTTGATGCTAGTTGTAAATTATGCAGTCGCCATTGAAGGTGACGTGGCATATCCACCCCACCCTCATAGCGATAAGCAGCATAGTCAACGATAAACATTTCATGGTCAGCACGCTCACCAACAAGCTCGATACCGAGGTTATCGGTCAATTCGGTAATGACACTTGAAATGATTTTTTTTAACGGCTTGTCTCTCAAGCTAGTTGAAATACCCAGCTTAAGCTTCAGCAATTCTAAAAGCTGACCTTCGTCCATGTTTACTCCTCAACTTCCTTAGCAGGTTCTTCAGCAGTTTCCTCAACTGTTTCTGCCTGCTCAACTGCGGGCTCTTCCTTAACTTCTTTTGCTTCAGGAGATGGTTTCTTAGGCTCATCATCTCCCAAAACATCAAGGAAGATAGAGCCAGCAGTGTTAGCGCCAGTCAAAAGACCGTTGGTAAAGCTATCTGTGGGCTCATATCCCTCACGAGGAAAGATATCGCCAACAGCATAGTCATGTTTTTCAGGATCAGCCAAGTCCTTGAAAGGACGGATTACTTTATAGCTCATACGCCACCTCCTTAAGCTACAGCATCAGTGTAGGTTCCGAATACTCCCGCATCTTCATCTGTCTTCTTGATATCAAAACGAAGGTATGATGCAAGGTTCTTACCAAATTTATGATTATCTTCCCAATTCACGGTCAATTCCATACGGTCAAACAATGTAAGGAAGTATTCGACATCACCGATGAAGAATTTCATTTCACCTTCTTGACCTAGTAGTGTATCTTCAACTGGATAAATTGTTTTACCTGAGAATGAGTATCCAGTTGGTGAAGTGATGTCGGGCTGCATCATGTAACGGCCATCTTTGTCCTTGATCTTATCCAGTGCATTGAACATGGTATCTGTAACAACAAGTGATTTTTTGTAGACAGATGAAATTTTAGTGTTTAAAATGTCCTTGATTCCATCAAGTCCACTAGCGTTTACAACTTTTGCGGATTTCATAACATCCGCAACAATTGCCAATTTTGTTTGTTCGTCTTGGTCTTGGATATCTTCTTGAAGGATTCCGATGAGATCGTATTGCGCATCTTCAATAGCTTCACGAGAAATAGGAAGTTCACCACGATAGGTCTTGATTTTGTAATCAACTTCAGTGATTTTTGTTTTTCCTAATTCTGGATTTTCTTCAAGCTCACCAACTTCTGTCATCTTACGATTTGATTTTTTCAGAACTGGGTAAGTACCTGAACCACTTGTTACTTTGACAATATGAATAAGGTTGAGCAATGGGTTCTGACGTTCAGGTGTTTTTTGTGGCTCCAAAACCTCTTTCGGAATAATCGCTCCTACATCTGTTGTTTTAACACCTGTGCGTTTTTGTCCACGAGAGCGGATGAATTCTAGTACTGCGTCACGTTGTTCCAATTTTTGTCCTCCACGTTGTTCTTGACTTGGGTAAGTCGGTGCTTTACGATTCAATTCTTCAACTTGATTTTGTAAATCTTCGATTTCTTTTTCAAGTTGTTCTTTTTTTGCCAATTTTTCATCCAATTCTTTTTGGATGTCTTCCAGGCTCTTTTCAATTGCTGAAACTTCTTCATCGTTTCCAGCTTGATCCAATTTCTTCGCTTCAAGTTCAGAGCGTTTGTTCAATTCCTTGATTGATTTTTCAAGCTCTACTACTTCATCTGCTTTATTGCGCATACGAGCGCCCAAAATCAATAATTTGTTCATAAATTAAATTTCTCCTTAATTTCTTTCTTGCGCTTATCCAGCGCTTCACGATTGGCACGCTGTTGACTTTCAAAGTCTTTCTGTCGTGCAGCAATTTCCGTTTGCGGATAGGCTGGGAAAGTACATGGACTCACTTCAAAGATTTCTAATTCTAAGATAGTGTCCAGGTACGAACCATCTGCTTGCTCTTCCGTGTTGATTTTGATTGGGATGAAACCAAAGCTACATCCAATCACATCGCCACGCTGAACACGAGCATAGGCCCCAACAGCTTGCGGATCATCCTTGTTGATGATGATATCACCGTAAAGTCCGATTTCATCAACTCCTAAAATGACCGTCCCGTTACCAGTACGACCAAGCACTAAACTATCATCATGGTTAAATAATGCCCTGATGTCAGCTCCTTTGATAGCTTTTTCAACGCCCTCACGTTTGATTACCTCAAAGTAACCCGGCCATAATTCAGTAACTTCATCGAACTTGATAAAGTACCCGCTCAAAATCAAATCACCAGTATCACTTTCTTCTCGTGTCTTGAACTGAGCAGTACGATAACTATTCCGTTTGTTCATTCTCTTCCTCACCCCCTTTCAGTTTCTTTTGGTCCCCAAGTCTGTCTTGCGGTAGATAATTTTCAAGAGCGAGGAGCTCATCCATGTCAGGATCAGGCGGCATCCCAAGCCAATCCCTCCACTCGTTGCGACGCATTGCCATGCTTTTAGTCATCTGTTCAGCAACTGAAGATAACTCTGTAATGTCATACGAATAAAGCGAGCGAGCATTAAGTTTGAAATACCGATTATTTGAAACGAGTAAGTCTCTCGTTAAGGTCTGAGTGATCGTCGTAGCAATGCTCATGACCGTTGTATTGACAAAGTTGTTGTATTCTTCTTTGTCAAAGCTACCAACTCCCAAAATAAAAGCTGGAACCCCCAAAAGCCCAGCAACTGTTTTCTTGTCAATTTCAACAGATTCATTGATAGCAATATCTTTCAAACTTAATGGCTTGACCTGTTCAACCTCTAGCAAGGCATCAGGAATAATCCACGGCTCACCAGCTTGACTCGTGCTAAGATATTTCTTAGCGACCTGGTCACGTCCCTCTTGTGTTCCTAATTCTCCACTCGAAGAATCAACCTTAACAATCAAGCTAGGAACGTTCTTGCCACTCATGAACCCTTTTTTAATTTGAGTTGCAAGGTTTAAATTCCTAACAATATCCCTCAGAGCAAGTCTGTAGCCAGTTCCTACAAATGGATTGTCTGGATCTGGGTTGATTACAAAGTGCACGATTTCACTTGGGTTGTAGTCGATACCACGATAATTCACGATATAATCAACATCATCACTTTTGAAAGAGACCTCACTCATTGCGAATGGTCTCAAGTTCAAAATATAATCATTCACAGGATCATACTCAACATGAAGAACTGAATTTCCGTCACCAAATAGCAACAGGTCACGCACAATCTTGAAAATCCAAGTTTTGCGAGTCATATTGTCGCATGGGTTTACGTCAATCTTGCGAGCCAGTCCGTCTTTTATTCGGATATCACCTTTGTCGGTATTCTCCATCAAATGAATGGTCATATTTGATACCATGTCAGCAATCTTATTGACCGCAGCAATCACATCAGGATTGCGAGCCAGTGGCACATAGCTATCACCGTCAATATAAAGACCAAAATCTGAATGAGTGATAACATTCGTTCCACTTCGACTCTTACCACGTTTCAAAATTCTATCTAAAAGCCCCATCTTTCCTCACCTCCTTTCTCTAATCAAAGAAGCTCATGACATTCTGATTCTTACCAAGATTAGCAAGAGCCTGAATACAAGCAAAAACGCTGGCATCGAACAAGTCAATTCTTGCAGTGCCACCGTCACCGTCTAATTTCTCATATTGCACAGCATCATCCACCTTTTCAATCGCTCTAACATTGCTCACACAGTATTCGTAAGCATCAGAATGAAGATAGTAAAACTCTTTATTCTTAACTTTGAACTCAATCCGTCTGAATCCCTCTGATTTCAGATAAAAAAGCTGAGGTTGGTCAATCATCTTGAACCGAGCTTGTTTCATTTTTGTCAGGAACTCACGACCAAACTTCCTATCCATTCCGACAGCAGCAATCTTGAACCCTTTCTCCCTCATCTTGATGAACCATTTAACGATATCGTCATAAAGGACGGTTGGAGTGTTGCTCATAGTCAACCATCCATCAGACTGCCACCCAAAGAGTGGAATTCCGTCATCGTTAGCTTTCTTCTGAGCATTAACCCTAGGGAAGAAAGCATGTGTGATACAGATATCAACATCTTTTTCTCCATCGTGATAGACACCATAGAGAGCAGCAGCGGTCAAGTCGTGCAGCCTTGACAAGTCAGCACCACCATACCACTGAATAGGTAAGCGTGCCAACTCCTCTAAGGTCCAATCATATTGACTATCTGAAGCAATGAATTCATCAGGATTGAAATAAGCATTCATAGAGTTTGTGAAGACATTCAAAGTCTTGTTGAAAAACTCATTTCTTGTCTGTGGATCGTTCATAGCCTGCTCGGCTTCTTCTCTCAGAGCCTTGAGCGACACCGTCACTCCCCACGAGGGGTTTGCTTTCTTAAGAACATTCTCATCCAGGTAATCCCCCACGTCTCCATCAGTCGTCTGGTCAGCTTTACAGATAAACATAAACAAGGAATCATCCTTGACTAATTGTTTAAGGACCTTTTGACAGTATTTCAAACGGTTAGCAAGGAATCCAGTAGGAATATCCCCAGCCGTAGAGATAACAAAAAGCATACTGTTTCGGTATGCTGACATTGTTTTCTTCATAAGTCCGTATTTCTTACTATTTCTCGTCGTGTGAGCTTCATCAAAGATAACAACGTTTCCGTTCAATGAGTCCAAACGGCTTTCATCGTTGGCCAGTGCCTGGATAAAGAAAGAACCTTCATCACCAAAGTTAGCACTGATTGAGTGTTCCTGGTTGTTGTCCTTGATACGAATGTTCTTATCATTCCATCGTTCAACATTGAACTTCAAGAACCCAAAGGCTTCCATCGCTTGCTTGACTGAGTTGGCCACGATGTAGCATTTTGAACCGCTGTCTGTGTCTAATATCTGATAAGCAAGTGCGATTGCAGCAGTAAATGAGGTCTTTCCATTCTTCCGAGCAAGCATGATAAGCGCTTCTTTGAACCTGCGCTCGTTTGACCCCTTGTAGTAGAATCCAAATAGATTAACAACCACAAAGTGTTGCCAGGGTTGCAAGAGTAATGGCTTGTTACGGATAGACACCGCAGACATATCATCACCCTGCTGATGGACTATCGTATTCTCGATGAAGTGAACAACAAAATTAACGATTTCCTCATCCATTTCAAACTCAGGATTTTCAAGATCACGCAAGAAACGTTCAGCTGCAAGAATGTTCTCCTCACAATGTTCCTCTCTGTGAGATATGACGTGCTGAGCATACTCTTTCGCTTTATCAAGATTACCCATTGCCAGTCACTCGCTTCTTCTTGATTTCGTTCTTGAACTTCAGGACCTCAGTAAGAACTGATTCACCCTCTTGTTCTACTACCTCACCAAGCGACTTAGGATTCATCATCAACTGATTAGAGTAGCTGAGGATGTCTTTCCTCAAAATTTCCATCGCTGTCAAGATTGGAACTTTGCGCTCATTTTCAGCACCAGCCTTATTGACGTAGGTGTCTGTTACTGGATAACCCATGTCAGAATAATCTTGAGCAAGTTTCTGATACTGATAGAGCATACCTGCAAAGATGTCAATGATCATTTCAAACTCTTTACGATAAGTGCCCAAGTCTTTCATCTGCTTGACCACTTTTGACTTAATTGACTTCGCTGTTATTGGTTTAGCCAAAAACTACCTCCTTTCGTCAAAATCGCTTAGTTTTTACCCCCTTTTTGTTTGAAGGCCCTCGACTTGGAAAAAGTTCCCTTCACC